GAACTACATCATCAAATTACCCAGACCTCCGCTGCAAAGCGTCACGTCAGTGATTTACACCGATTATGACGGTGTTCCCCATACCGTCAGCGCCAGCGACTATGTTGTTGATACCGACAGCGAGCCCGGGCGCATTGCGCTGAAAAGCTGCCCAGCTGGCAGCCTGCGTGAGATCGGCGGCATCAAGATCACCTACCAGGCCGGTTACAGCACGGGCAACCTGCTACCCAAAATCTATGAGATCGCCATGCTGCTGCTGATTTCGCACATGTACGAAAACCGCGAAGTTTTGACCGAAGCCTCACTGAGCGAGCTTCCTTACGGCGTTTCAGCGCTGCTGTCCATCGATAAGGGCTGGTACTTCGAATGACGCGCGTCAAATCCACGGTTGGTGAGCTGCGCACGCGCATCACACTGGAATCTTCCAGCGTGGTCAAAGGCGCCGGTGGCGCCCAAACAAAGACCTATACCAGCAAGGGCAGCGTTTGGGCCAAATGGACAAACGCATTCGGACAGGAGGCCATCACTGATGGTGCCCTGCAGGGCCTGAAGCGCGCTACGGTGCGGATCCGTTACCGCAGCGATGTCACAGCCTCGTGGGCTGTGGTGAAAGATGGCGAGCGTTACGAAATCATCGTTCCCCCCGACAACATCCAGGATCGTGATGAGTTCCTGGAATTCCAGGTGCAGCTTTTGAAGGCGAGCGCGTAATGAAAGCATTTATTGACCTAAAAGGCATTGAAGAATATCTTGTACAGCTTCAAAAGGCTGAAAAAGATTTAGATGTCGCAGCAGATAATGGTTTACGAGCTGCGGGAGAAATACTCATAGCCGAAATGCGTGCGCGTGTCCCGTTTGATACTGGAAACTTGCGCGATCACCTAGTGCTCAACGGGCCATTCCAGGATGGCGATGATCATTATGTTTATGCAGAGTTGGATATGCGAGACCGCGAGAACATGCTTTATGGCGTTTTTGTGGAGTATGGAACCGTATATACCGAGCCGCGATCCTATATTCGCGCCGGAAGGAATGCGGCAAAAAGCAAGGCAAGACAGGCGATGATTTCAGAATTAAATAAGGTTTTGGAATTTTCATGACAACCATTTTCGAACGTGTAGAAGCAGCCCTGAATACGCTTGCGCCGGTCCCCAACGCAATGGGCCGGATGCTGATGGATAGCGGCCTACCTGATCAATTCCTGGTCTACAACCTGATCGATAGCGCTCCTGATCTGCATTTTGATGACCAGGAAGCCAGTCGCGATCACCTGGTGCAGGTCACGATCTTCAGCCGCAGCAACCTGGTGAACCTTCCCGACGTGGATGGCGCCATGAAAGCCGCAGGTTTTACTCTTGGGAATTACCGTCAGTTGCCACGCGACGCGCAAAGCGGTCACTACGGCCTGGCGAAAGATTATCACTTTTACGAAGAGGAGATTTGACAATGGCTAACGCAACCGAAAAACTGACCGCAATCGGCGTGGATATGGTCTACATCGCCAAGATCACCCAGGATGATTCGAGCGCATTTCTGACCGATGCGCCCATTCCGCTTGCTCCTGTGGCTGAAATCAGCGGCGCGCCGAAGATCAACCAGGAAACGCTCTATTACGACGATATGCCAGCAGAGGACTTGCTGGCTGAAGGCGTCACGGAGCGCAAAATCAAGCTGTCCGCGCTCAATCCTGAGATGGAGGCCCTGTTGACCGGGGAGAAATTCGACTCGGTCTCCGGGCGCGTGTGGGATAGCGCTGCGCCTGCCAGCTCACCGCATTTCGCCTTGGGCTACCGCTCGCAAAAATCCAACGGACATTATCGCTATGTCTGGTATCTGAAGGGGCGGTTCCAGAAGCCAGGCTACGACCATGCTACCCTGGCAGATAAAGCCACTGCCAAGCCGGTGGAAATTATCTACAATGCACAAAAGACCGTGCATAAGTTCGACCAGGGCACGCGCACGGATGGCGTCAAGCGGGTTTGGGTGGACGAAGACACCGATAATGCCAGTGTTGCAACCTGGTTCAACGCGGTCCAGACCCCGGCGACATCTTCGCCGAGCGCCCTGACCTGCACCCCGGTACCGGCGGATGGGGCTACTGGCGTTCTGGTCAGCGCCAATATCGTGCTGACCTTTAACAACCGGATACGCTCCGGGAACGCTGGTATTTTGGTCACCAAGGCCGATGGTACAGTGGTGGCTGCTGGCTATTCCTGGAATGCGGCCGGAACAGTACTCACCATCGATCCCAACAGCAACCTGGGAGCATCCGGTGATTACCTGGTTACCCTCTCTGGCGTGACCGATATCTATGGTCAAACCCTGGCCAATACGGCCTACAACTTCACCACAGCCTAATTTTTTGAGCCGGGTGGTTGTCCACCCGGCTGGAGATTCCCATGTCAAAAGCACCGGTTGAACTGGAACTGTACGGTACCGGCGATGAAGTAATCAAGCGCCTGCATCGCCTGATTGTCCCTTGGGGCATTCTGAAGAAGGCGGCCGCCCTGAATAAGCGTATCGGCAAAGCTTCGGAAGATGAAATTGCCGAGGAAGATGTTGACGAGATCGCCAATCTGATTATCCAGATTTTCGGCGAGGAAAAAGTCAGCCTTGACGAGCTGGATAAATACGCCGATGTGGGCGACATGATCAGCGTTATCAAGTCCATTGCTGCGCGCGCGCAGGGTCTCATCCCAAACGCCCCACCGGCAGCGAAGTAGCTTCTCCGCTGCCGGATATGGAAGGTAATGATGACGATTGGCCACTCGAAGTCGAGAGCGTGCTGGTCAAGGCCTTCGGTTGGTCGCTGTATGACATCGACCGCACCGACATCGAGTCTCTGATTCCTTTTTTCTTCTACATCGCTCGAGGCGATGGGCAGGCACAACCATCCAACCTCGTTTACTGCGACCAGGCATCCTGGATATAACCTATGGCAGATGGTGATTTAAACGCAAAAGCCGGCTTATCGGTCGGCGATTTCAAGGCCGGTGTGAATGAAATCAACCGGTCGATGCGCGTTTTAAGCAGTGAGTTCAAAGCCAGTGCCGCGGCCCTTGGGGATTGGTCGAAGGATGCCACGGGCCTGGAGCAGCGCATCGGGTTCCTGAACAAATCAATTGACCTGCAAAAGCAGAAAGTAGACGCTCTCAAAGGCCAGATGGAAGCCGAGGCCAGGGCTGGAAAGGAAACAGCCGCATCGAAGGCGGAACTGACTGTCAAAATCAACAAGGCCACCGAAGAGCTGCACAAGATGCAGCGCGAGCTGGGCGAGGACGAGAAAAGCCTGGCAGACGTGAAGCAAGGCTCAGACGAGGCAGGGAAATCGGTCAAAGACCTCGGGGAGAACTCGCAGGAAGCGGCCAGCGGCATGGATACGCTGCGCAGTATATCCGGCGGGCTGTTTACCGCGCTTAAAGTGGGTCTGGGAACCGTGTTGGCCCTGGTTGGGGCGGTTGTGGCCCTCACCGGCGCCATAGGTGGGTTGGTATTCAGCACTGCTAACTCTTCAGCGGAATTGGTCGATCTATCGGCCAAGACCGGCATCAGTACCACTCGCCTTCAGGAGATGGCCTACGTTGGCAAGCAGCTTGGCACATCGCAAGAGACGATGGTCTCTTCGATGGCGCGTTTAACGCGCACGATGAGCAGCGCCCAGCAACAAACGGCGGATTTTGCTGCCGCCCAGGCTGAAGCCAAGGCCAAAGGCAAAGAGTTTGATGGTCAACTGGGGGACGCGGCAGCCGCGTTCGAACGCCTGGGCGTGCGGACCATCGGCGTAAATGGACAACTGCGCGATAACGAGGCGGTCTTTGCGGATGTGATCACCGCCCTGGGGCGAGTCTCGAACGAGTCTGAACGCGACGCGCTGGCCATGTCCATATTTGGAAAGTCTGCCCAGGAACTCAACCCGCTGATCAAGGCGGGGGCTGGCGAAATGGCTGCGCTCAGCCAAAAAGCGCATGACGTTGGCGCGGTTATGTCTGAGGAGGATGTAGCTGCCTTTGAAGCTTTCGACGATACGATGGCTAGTTTGCAGGCCGGATTAAAAGGCACCCTTGGCACTCTGGCCGGGGCCTTCCTGCCTGGCTTCCAGGCCTTCTTTGACCAGGCAGGCGGATATCTCAAAGAATTTTCGGCCATCGTGCGCGGCTCGGATGGCGACCTGGGCAAAATGGGCACAGGCGTCATCAAGCTTATCCAGAAAATCGTTACTGACCTGGCGGCCCAGGGTCCGCAATTTCTCAAGGGCGGTCTCACCATCTTGCAGGGCCTGATCAATGCCATTATCCAGAGCTTACCAGGGATGTTGCCAGTTGCGCTGGATATCATCAAAACATTGCTTGATTTCCTGGTAACGGCACTGCCTCAGCTGATGGATGCCGGTGTGCAAATCCTGTTGATGCTGATCAATGGCATCGTAACTGGTTTGCCAGGATTAGTGGAAGCAGCGCTAAAGATGATCATCACGTTGGTGCAGGGCCTCGCCGATGCAATGCCTAAACTAATTCCGATGATCGCAACCATCATCCCGCAAATCATCACGATCCTGATGAAGAATTTGCCACTCCTGATCGATGCCGCCTTGCAGTTGATTCTTGCTTTGGCAAACGGCCTGGTGGCTGCCCTGCCGATCTTGATCCCCGCTATCCCGGTCATCGTCCGGGCCATCTTCGATGCATTGATCGCATCCTTGCCGCTAATTTTCGAAGCTGCCGGGCAGTTGATCGCCACGCTGATCATGGGCCTGATCACATCCATCCCGCTTTTAGCTACGGCCTCGGGCCAATTAATCAAAACTGTGCTGGATGTTTTATTCAATTCGGGACCATCCCTGCAGGACGCTGGAAAAGCAGTGGTCGACGGTATCTGGAAGGGCATCCAGGGGCAGAAGGATGTTTTCTTCTCCCAATTAAAAAAATGGTTTGCAGATATGGTTGCATCGGTCAAAAGCGCATTGGGAATCAACTCTCCTTCGACGCTTTTTGCTGACCAGGTCGGCGCGCAGATCCCGCCCGGCGTAGGAAAGGGTATTTTAGGCGCTATGCCTGGCCTCGAGCGTCAGTTGGCTGCCGCGATGGGCGGCCTGGCGCGAAACTATAACATTGGCGTCAATGCTGACCTGGCCTTCGGCGGTGCAACTGCATCCGGCGGGCGCGCCGGTGGGCAGGTTTACAACATTGGCGATATCTACGTTGATGCGCGCGGCGCCAAGGACCCACAGGCTGTTGGGCAGGCCACTCAAGCGGGCGTGCTGTCCGCGATGCGCGCCAAGGGGAATGGATAATGT